TAGATATTTTTGAAGATGATATGTGCCGTAATGTAATGTGTTATCATGAAGATTTTTGTAAAAGATACAAATGCAACGAAGATTGTCTTAAAATATGGCTTAAAGAAGAACATACAGAGCCAAAGGAGCAAAACAATGAGAATAGCAGACATGATTTCCGAGTTCGCAAAAGTCATAGACAAAACATTCATTGACGAATGAAAACACGAAGGCAACGGAGTAGAACAGTTGTACGAAGAAGCGATAGACTTTGAAGTAGATGATAAGCATTATTGCTTGAGCCTAAAGTGCTGCGAGGAAAAGAAATGAAAGCTTGGCGTGTGCAAAGAAATAAATACGATTTCGATTCGGTTGTGGTGTTTGCCGAAACAAGAAATAAGGCAAGGTATTTAGCTCTAAGTACAGAATGTTGCGAAGATTGTGACTATACCGATATAGCAGTAACAAGGTTGCCGCAAATTGATAAATACTACGAGGAAGGAAAAATCGAGATGGATTGGCAGAACCAAAAAGACCGATTGGCTCTTGTTCGGGAGTGTGGTTTTACTTGCGAAGATTGCGTCATTGATGAATGCTATGATTGCTTGGCTAACGAGTTTTGCGACCAGTATTTGGAATTTTTAGAATGCTACGCAGATGAAAATGAGGAGACAGAGAAAAATGAATAAAAACGTTTTAATTTCAATAAACCCGCAATGGCGTGAATTGATAGCGAGTGGCAAAAAGACAATCGAACTTAGAAAGACAAAGCCGTCAGTGGACACTACATACAAATGCCTTATTTATGAAACGAAAGGACAATATATTAAATGGACAAATGGGTGGCACACGAAATATGGATATGGACGTGGTAAAGTTGTGGGTGAGTTTGTCTGCAATTATATAGATACGTATGAATGTGAGTTTTCTCCATTTGATTGTTGCTATATACGACAGATTTATAAAGATGATAATGGGCATGAGCATAAACTGATTAGATTAACGTCTAAGGACGATGACTATATCAATTGGGTTTTACCAAATTCATGCGTTTCTTATATGGAATTGAAAAAGTACATGGGGTATGGCGTCAATAGGTTTTACGGCTGGCATATAAGCGACGTAAAAATCTACGACAAGCCGAAAGAATTGAGCGAGTTCGGATTAAAACGTCCGCCGCAATCATGGTGCTACATAAAGGAGAACAAACAATGAAATTAAAATTTTATGTCAACGATGACGTTAAGCGCGCAAGCGATTGGGAAGAGGCATACGTCGAATATTCATCGTTCGACTATGTAGATCCGAATGAACTCAAAGGACTTTGCCGTCAACTTGCCCTTTTAAAAGGGTATGGGGTTAGGTGTTCCATATCCGATATTTCGCTGACAAAACAAGGACAAAACAAGGATAAATGCAACTCGGAGATATTAAAAGACGGAGATACTCCTTACGAAGTAGATGAGGATACGATGATTAAGATGTGCGCCATGCAAATGGGCATGGACGATGCTAAGGTACGAAAATTGATAACAGGCTGAAGTACGATAATACGGTAATAAAAATCGGTTAGAGGAGGCAGAAAATGACGTACGACGAAGTAAAAGAGCTGTTGAAAAGTTTACGGAGCAAGAAATCCCGACTGAAAGCGTTGCAGACGTACATAGCCGAAGAGCGGGTTTTAATGACGGGGCTAAGCGGCGTGAACTACGAGAAAATATCCGTGGTGACTTCCCCCGGCAACGTGGCGGAAGAACGCTATGCCAAACACTTAGACAGGATTTGCACCTTGCAAGGCATGTTTGACGACCTTTTTGACGAGATGTGCAAGGAAGAGGAAGCACTCAGCACCGCCATGAAAAAGCTCACGCAGACCGAATATGAGGTAGTCTTAAACCGATACATGCGGGGCATATCCCGCAAGGAAACGGCGGATATCATGGGATATTCCGATGACGGCATTAAGAGTGCATCCAGACGAGCCATAAAAAAAATGAGCGATTCTTAAAAATGCACCCGCCAACACCCTTTTTTTGTGCTATAATGGTAGCATAGAGTATCCTGTAAAAAATTAAAGCAATAGCGTCGTTCCCTTCCGAGGGGGCGGCGTTATTGTTTACGGAAAAAATCGGGGAAGTATTGACAAAAAGGGAAAAGGGTGGTATACTGAACATGAGTTGGAACGAAGAGGATCACGACAGGGACGAAAGAGGGCGATTTACTTCGGGCGGTGCGAGCGAGATCGATAGCGCCGAAAAGTTAGCCAAAGCTTTGGCGGAGTATAACGGACACATTTATTTACCTGCAAATGAATATGGAGCAGTTTGCGGGGAAGTGGCAAAAAAGAACGCTTCTCTAAAAGGGAAGAAACCAAAGCCTGTAGATTTTGTTTCTTTATCAAACGATCTTTATGTATATATCAATACAGGCGTAGGGAATTTTACGATTGTAGAGAAATTAGACATAGAAAAAAATATTGCTTTAATCAATTCTATTACAGAGGTAATCAATAATGACAGACGAAACAAATAAGTTATCGAATGATGAAATGCGTTTACTTGTTTTTTGTAGAGAAAATAGTTTCACCGTTGAGCAATCATTTGTCCTTTGCGTTATGCTCTCACGGCAAAACAGCAACCCCAAAGAATCGATTGACTTGTTTTTGACTGTTTGCGAAGAAAAAAAGTTTACCGATTTTTATGATTGTCTGCCATTGGCACTCGACGTTTGTAACAAGTATGATAGGAGCGGACGTATAGTAAAAAATTGGCGAGGTAAAGACCTCGGAGAGTCGCTCGTATAACGAATAATACACAAAATAAAAATAAAAATCAGCAGAAAGCACCACCGAGAGGGCGGTGTTTTTCTTTATGCCGAAGGAGGCAAAAATGGCGAACGAACAGAACTTAAAACCTTTCACCAAAAATCAAAGCCGTGAGAAAGCCGTGAAAAACGGCTCGGCGGGGGGTAAGGCGAGCGGTAAAGTCCGCCGCCAAAAACGGACGATGCGTACGGCGCTCACCTACCTGATGAAGCTCCCGATTTCCGACGCGGATAACAAACTCAAACAAAGCATGGCACAGGTGGGCGTTGACGAGGGACATATGGATTATGCCACCGTCATGGCGTTTTCGCTCATGAGGGAATGTATAAAGGGCAACGTTCGGGCTTATGAGGTAATACGTGACACGATCGGCGAGAAGCCGCAGGACAAGGTGCAAGTGGACGGCGTATCCATGAAAGTAGAAGTGCCGATGAATATCAAGCAATTATCCTTAGAAGAGTTGCGGTCCATTGCGGCGGCAGAGAACACAGCACCGTCCACAGAGGAGTTTACCGATGAGGGCGACGGGGAGCAGTAAACCCTTAGACCGTGCCGCCTTGCGCTATTGGTGCAACATAGAGCGCAGTCGTCAATCTTTTTGGGATTATTGCAACGTCACCTCGCCCGAGTTTTATCTGCCTGACAGAGCCTACCTGAAATACGTATGCGACACAATGCAACAATTCGACGAGACCGACGACGACCTGCTCATCGTCAACCTTATGCCCCGTGGCGGGAAATCGCGGACGGCGTGCAAGTTCGTGGAGTGGCTGTTCGGGCGCAATCCGAAGTATAAAATCATGACGGGATCGTATAACGAGATCCTGTCTACTACCTTTTCCACGAACGTCCGCAACACGATCGCCGCCGAAAAGACGGACAAATACCGCATTGTCTATAACGACATATTCCCGAACACGAAAATCAAGCGGGGCGACGCGGCAAAAAATATATGGTCCTTAGAGGGGAGCGAAGTCAAGAATTACCTTGCCACCTCGCCCACAGGCACGGCGACAGGCTTCGGCGCAGACTATATCGTAATAGACGACCTAATCAAAAACGCCCTCGAAGCGTTGAACCCGTCAATATTACAAAAGCAATGGGAATGGTTCTGCAACACCATGTATTCCCGCTTAGAGGGACGCAGAAAGGTAGTCATTATCATGACGCAATGGGCGACGCACGACTTGGCGCACATGGCGGCAGACCATTTCAGGAAGATAGGCTTAAAGGTAAAACAAGTGTGCATCGGCGCAAGACGATCGGACGGTAGTATGTTGGACGAGCGTATTTTATCCCGCAAGGCATTCGACGCATTGCAAAAAACGCTGTCGGTCAATATCTTCGAGGCGAACTACTTAAATCATGCGGTAGACCTCATCGACGGCGTTTACGGCAAGTTTAAGACATATCAACCGCATGAATTACCGAGCAACTACAAGTACATCGTCAGCCAAACGGACTCGGCGGACGAGGGCGGCGACTTTCTGTGCAAGATCATTGCAAGGCGGGTGGGCGATTTCCTATACGTCGAGGATGTATACTACACCCAAGAACGCATGGAGATCACCGAACCCGAAGCGGCAAAGAGGGATTTGCAGTTTAATGTAAATTATGACCGCACGGAGAGCAACAACGGCGGTAAAGGCTTTGCTCGCAACGTAGAGCGAAATTACAAGGAGCATGGAGGAACGCTCACAAAATTCAGTTGGAAGGCTACGACGGCAAACAAAGAGGCGCAGATAAGAGCCAACTCAACGGGGGTGACGAACACCTTTATTTTCCCGTCCGATTGGGCGATCCGTTTCCCCGCATTCTATGCCGCCGTAACGCTTTACAGCATGAACGGCAAAAACGAACACGACGACGGTCCGGACTGCATGACGAAAATGTATGTAAACGAATTCGAAAAGAAGCAATACGCAACCCACGGAGGAATTAGAAGGGTATGAACAATTTGAAGTTTTTATCGGCGGGGGAAATGTTCCCGCCGCTCGAAGAGGCAAAGCGCATCGGATCGTATGCGGAATATGACCTGATGTTTGACGGCAATTCCTACGCCGTGGAAGAAGCGCATTTCAGGCAGACGGTAAGGCAGTTGAACGAACTCGCCGCCAAGCTCGGGTGGGGCAGTTATCTGTCCGTAGAGTACAATTACCCCAAGCTCTGCACAGTCAAGACGACCGACTTTATTTGCGGCGAACAGCCCGACATCATCGGCACGAACGACGAGCAGAACGCCGAGATCGAAAATATCGTAGAGGCGACCGACTTCGAGGAGAAGCTGACCGACGCTTTTACCGACGTGTCGAAGTACGGCGAGACATTCCTTAGGGTATACAAACGGGACGGGAAGAATGTATTTACCATTTGCTCCCCCGCAACGATCATTCCCGTGACGGACGAATTGGATAATTACTGCGTAACGCAATACTGCGTATGTTGGCTCACCGACAACGACAGCGTGCTAAGAGTACAGATCCATGAGCGGGGCAGATACCGTGAGCGCGCTTATTCCGTCCGTCCCGCCATTACGGCAGATCTATCCCGCCAACGCAGATACGAAGCTTCGGGCGCATACAACGGCAAGCGGGATATGTTCGAGCTTCTAAGAGACCGCTACACGGACGAGATATTCCGTGCGAGGGAATACACGATCATCGGCGAGATAGGCACGGAAAAGGTATTTGACACGGGATTGGACGACTTCGCCATTATCCCGCTCTACAATACCAAGGACAGCTCTAAAAGCTACGGCGTAAGCGATTACGACGCATTTTCTTCGATCGTGTCGCAGTTACAGCGTTCTATGACCGAGGTGCAAATGGTCCTCGACAAATTCACCTTGCCCACCATGTACGGTCCCGAAGAGGCGCTTGCCGCCGTGGGAGAGGAGAACGTAGCCAAAATCGGCACGTATTGGTCTGTCCCCGGAGACGGCATGGCGCCCGCATTCTTAGAGCCCGACATCCAAAAATTACAGCAATATTACAACCAAATGCAGTTCAACATCGATCGGATCAAGGAATTATCCGAAATGGGTGCGGCACTCACGGCGGGCGCGAACGTTTCCAATATTTCCACAGAGACGATGAAGGCGACCTTCGCCCCCGCATTGAAGAAGGCGGAACGGCTCACCTCTCGCAATACGCCCGCGATCAAACGGCTGTTCCACTTGCTTTCGATGAACGGCGGCTATGGCGACACGATCGCGGTAAAAGACATCACCATTACGTGGTATGACGGTCTGCCGAATGACGAAGGCGTAGAAATCGCCAACGCAAGGAACGCCATAGACGGTTTCTTATCCTCGCATAAGCGGGAGTATACCAAACGCTTTGAACATACCGATGAGGAGTTTGCCGAAATGTGGGAGGAGCGTATGCAGGAACAGAGCGACATTAACACGCTGAACGCCGTTGGCATGGCGGGCAATCCGTTTGCACCGGTAAGCGACGGAGCGAAACCGCTCGAAGAGCCTCCAGAGGACGACGAAGAGGACGACGAAGAGGACGACGAAGAGGACGAAGGCAACCCGATTGACAAAGAGGAGAAGTAATGAAGGACGAAGAGGACGAGGGGATCCGCAAGGTTTTTGCCCGATTTGAAAAATTACTGTTCAAGGCGGCGAATAGTGTAAAGAGCGAAACGGTCTACGGCTACCAAAAGTCTTTTTCTAAGAAAGTAGATGCGGCGGTTAAAGATTTCAAAGCAACGGCGAAAGAATATGTAGACGATGCCATTCCCTCGCCCGAGATGAAAAAATCATCGTGGGAGCAGATACAAGAGGCGGGGGCGATCCACGAAACGGCGAACGTGAAGCTTACTACCTACGTGCAGATCGTAACGTCGCTTGCAGGGGCGGCAAACGGCTTTAAGGACGGCATAAACGACTACATAGAGCAGTTTGAAAAGGAAAACGGAGAACCGCCTGTGATCGCCGATTTGAGGGCGCATATCGAGGAGAAACTGAACGAGGGCGGGGTGTTCGCCGTGGAGTACGGCGGCAACAGAATGATGCCGTCCGATAAATACGCCGCTATGCTCGCTCGCACCGCAAGGATCGAAACGGACAATATCGCCATGCTCGGCAAGGCACTCGACGACGGCAACGACTTGGTGGAGTGTTCCGTCGAGCCGTCCACCTGTCCCCTTTGTGCCGTCTATCAGGGGCGCATCTATTCCATAAGCGGAAAGACGCCCGGTTATCCCGCCCTTTATAAGACGGCATTCAAAAACGGGTATTCGATCATTCACCCCAATTGCCGTCACCAATTTTTCCCGTATGATCCCGACTTCCATACCCCGAAAGAGCGGGAGGAGTTGGAAGCCAAGACGCGGCAACCGTTCGACGAAGAGAAAATGGATGCACGCTTTCGGCAGAGCAAGGAAGCGGCGGAGCGGTATTCTCATAGCCAAACGCAAATGCGGCAATGGAACAAGGAGCTGAACGAATACGCAGATTATAGGCGGCAAGGGGGCGACAACTATAAGACGATTGGCGGATTTAGGCGGGCATATCGTTCCGAAGAAGGAACGGTGGCTTATGCCAAAAGCCATTATTGGCGTAGAGATCAAAAGCAGTTTGAGCATTGGAAATCTATTGTTGGGGCAGAAAATATGCCGAAAACGGTTGCAGATTTCCAAAAAATGAAGTATAATAAAGAAGATGATAGCTTTTATCTGTTACAGGAACTAAAAGATTATATCAATGAAAACCCGAAAGCAAGTAAGCAAGACTTTGAAACAGTAAAGAAACTGGAAGAAAATGGCGTTAAAGGTGTAATACATATTCCGCCCGTGATAGAGGACGTTTCCGGGTTTGAGTTTAGGGAAGAGCATATCAATACAGAGCGAGGACACAATGTAACAAGAGAAGAAGCGGAAAGCTATATACAAGGAGCTATTGTTTCCGTTACAAAATGGAAAGGCGAAATGGTACAATATTTTTCACAGTATGGCGCAACGTATATCAATATGCGAACAGGTAAAATTGAAACCTCGTTTAAGAGTTCTGAATATGATGAAAAAACAAAAAATATTATAAAGGAAGTTTTAGAGAATGGAAAACGATAATAGAGAATGCCCGTTGTTAGACGGTAAGGAGATTGCTTTTTGCGATTGTGTAGAAAATTGCTCTATTGCGGATAGATTTTTAAAGCCCCCGTATTACCCCAAGGAAATAAACCAAAAGGAGAATGCAAGGGAAATATGCCTTGCATGCAAATACCACGAATAAGAAAGCATTGCGACCACCGCAGTGCTTTTTTCATGCCCAAAAAGGAGATTATTATGAACGTTCAGGAAATTGAAATAAAACAGATAAAACCGTATGAGAACAACGCCAAGAAGCACACGCCGACGCAGATAAGCAACGTTGCCGAAAGCATAAAGCAATTCGGCTTCGTTCAGCCGTTGGTGTTGACCGAGGATAATACCGTCGTTATCGGGCATTGCAGACTGTTGGCGGCTAAGAAATTAAAGCTGAAAACCGTCCCTTGCGTATACGTCAACGACCTTTCCGAGGAAGAAGTGAAGAAGCTCCGAAACCTCGACAACAAGCTCAACGAGAGCGAGTGGGACTTTGACATGTTGAAAAAGGATATTTTTGCCCTCGATTTCAAAGGGTTTGAGATCGATTGGGGATTGCCCGAAGTGAGCCTTGATCCGAAAGAGATCATCGAGGACGAACCGCCCGAACCGAACGAGGAGAGTGAGCCTGTGTCCAAGCTCGGCGATATATGGCAACTCGGCGACCACCGCCTTATGTGCGGCGACAGCACGGACAAAGCCAGCGTTGAACGTATCATAGGGGGGGGGGTATATGACCTCC